CCAGGCCCGTGCCCAGTGCATTCATCGCTGTGTTAAGTGCGCTCATTTTGGTACCATTCTGCGGCTATCACGCCATACTTGTTGTTTTGTTGCTCCTACAAATCGTTCCAACGGTAGGAATAAAGCCGTCTCCCATTGGTCTGCTGGTACCCAGAGGAAACGTGTTTGAACATGACTATTTAGGTAGTGCTTAACACATGGTTCGAAATACTTAAACTTTGAAGCGGAATTGAGTATTTGATAAGATAAACGCAACTTGGTGCTATCGTCATAGTTTTTATTATTGGCCAACGTGTATAGACTGTCCATTAACTTTGCGCGTAACATATGAGGCAAATAATGCATGTTAATTCCATAGAAACCGCCTTGTACACGTTTGAACGGAAAGATTAGGGGAAACCGATCATAGTAAGGAAGTTCATCTTTCATTTTGGGATTGTACATAAACAAATACATACGGCCGACCGTAACAGCAGATACCATTCTATCTGTTTGTTTGGAAAGAAGTTGTTTGGGATTGGAAACATTATGAACGCTTTGCGCTTGTTCACGTAACCACAAATTTGCATTGTTTGTGGCACGGGTTGGATCCGTTGCTTTTTCAAGCATATTTGTAAAAAGATCAGTTGTCATTGAAAGGCACACCCCATATGTTTTTTAAATGTGATGCTTCTGCTATTAAATCCATAGGTTGCACCAAAGCAGGAGACAGACCTAAGGATGCTGACATACAGTCTATATTGTATTGGGTTAACTTCATTTAAGATCCTCGAGGTTTTGGTGCTATATTTAAGTCGTGTTCTGTCATAATGCTAAATTTCCATTTACGGTCCGAGCAATATTCTTCTGCTGCTTTCCATTTAGCACTGTTTATACCCCATGTGTACACCTCTTGAATATATCGTTTTGTTGGTTTGTTTTGCACAACCGGTGGTTTTGTTTCTTTTGCTGGTTTAATTTCAACAACAACACTTTCAATTATACCTTGCATATTCTTTTTTTTAACAAGGAAGTCGGGAAAGTATCTGTGTATCTTATTATCTATAGGTGAGCGATATGGTATTGAAAACTCTTCACTGCTCCATTCAATTACGTCAGGATGTTCATCAATGTACGACATAAACTTAAACTCCCAGCCTGACCTATAAGTAATGGTCGTGGGATCTCCTTTGTATTTTGCAGGATTACGTGGTTTAAATTTTCCTTGGTGGTACCTACCAGCCATAATTGCCCGTTCTAATTATAATTTGGTCATATAAATAATACCATTAAGCACACTTTAGGAATATTTATGTCGGGTCTCGACTCAATTTACAGCGCTGTTTCATCTATTGGCCAAAAGGTATCAGCAATCAACATTGCCAGTACAATCCAGGCAGGCGTTACAAACATCTCATCCGCTGCCGCTCAAGTTTCACAAGCGGTTGGTTTGAATGTACAAAGTAAGTTTCAAAAGAAAGATTTGCCTACTGCAATAGCTGCCAAAGACACTTTAACGCCTGGTGAAGTAATAATGGACAAAAGTTCATTTGCGGGGGCGTTAACATTTCCTAGCAATATGAAATACTACACCAAGTTTTCATTCTATGAATATGATAAAAAAATTGTTAATGTTCCAGTAAAAATTTTGCCAACGCAAGTTGTTATTCTTCCTATGCCAAACAACTTACAGGAAACGTTTGGCGTTCAATATGAAGAACCAGCATTGGGTCCTCTTGCCGGAGCTGCTGCCAATTCTGTTATTAATGCTATTCGTACAAACACAGTTGCAGGCTACACACCTGATAATATTTTGGGGACAGCTGTAATGACTGGCGCTGCAGGAACTCTCGATGTACTAAAAAAACTTAGTCCAACAGCTGGTGCTATTGGTTCAATGGCGTTTGGTGTTGCACTAAATCCAAATATGGCAGTTTTGTTTAGCAACATTGGTTTGAGAACACACAGTTTCTCGTATAAGTTTGCACCAACAAGCGCAAGAGAATTAGCAACACTAAAAACAATCATTACACAATTAAAAACCAGAATGTTGCGTGGTATGGCTAACGAGGGAACAATGCTATTCACATTCCCTGATGTATGCGACATTGAGTTTGGACCTGATAAGACAAAACCATACACAATTAAACGCTGCGTAATGGATAACCTTAGTGTTAATTATACGCCAATGGGATCACCAGCCTTTTTCAAAACAGGTGATCCTGTTATGGTCGAAATTAATATGTCGTTTAAGGAAATGAGTGCTTACACACGCCAGGATATGAAAAAAGCAGCCGCCGATACAGCTGTAGCGCCTAGTGCTGGTAATCCACCTAGTGTTGATGCTATCAACCCGCAATTGCGTCGCTAAAGGATAAAAAATGTCAGGTTATTTTAGCTATTTTCCTTCACTGTTTTATGCTAACACAGCCGCTGTAAACATTATTGCAAAAATGCAATTTGATGCATCTGTACTAAAACGTTCGGTTAGTTTTTATCCATATACAATAACAAACGATGAGAGAGCTGATAGTATTGCAGAACAATATTACGGAGATCCCTCATATGATTGGCTAATTTACCTTAGCAACGACATAATTGATCCGCAAAATGAGTGGCCTAAATCTCAAAATCAAATGAATGATTTTCTCACCCTCAAATATGGTAGTACTCAGAAAGCTGTTCAACAAACTGCGTATTATCAAGTCAGCTATCAATATGATGATAGTGTTATAGGCACCAATGTCTATTCAAGTTTATCTCAAGGTCAAAAAAAATATTGGCAACCAATCCTTAATAATACTAACACTGTAATTAGCTATCAGCGCAAGCCGCTGGACACTGTTGTTGAAACAAATCAAATTGTACAGCTTACAGGCTCGTTCAGTGGACTAAAGGAATCGGATGTCATAGCACAATCTGCTTCTGTTGTTGGGACAGTGGGTTTTGCAAACACAACAAATGTTATGTTGAAACATATTACAGGCACATGGGCTGCTTCCACACCTGTATATTTTGTGGCTACTAACGGTCAAGCCAATGCAACAATTACATCGTCCAAAATTGTACTTCAAAATATTCCCACAGATGAATTTGCATACTGGACACCTGTGAGTGTTTATCAAAGTGAAACAACACTTAATGAAAGTCGCAAGCACATAAGACTACTAAATTCAGCATTTGTTGATATGGTCGAGCGTGATATGAAGGATATGCTATAATGGCAAAGATAGTCGAACCAGGTGATGTAAAGATTAAGCGTTTTGAAATATCAAATAAAAACTTTGGCGCCGTTCTTAGTCCGCTTGATCAACTACTCGGTGCTGATATTTGGGAAGATATGTCAAAACCCACGATGTATGCTGAGTTTACATTTCAGGATAACTTAAATTTACTTAAAAACTTTCCAATTATTGGTGAGGAAGATATTTCTATAGAAATTCAAACACCAGGCATATCTTCATCTTCACTTTTCACTTTTCGTACTTTTGAAGTTGCAAACGTCGTCAAGGATTCAAACGGCAAGGGTCTGACATATACGGTGAGATGTGTGAGTGATGAGCATTTGAGAGCTGGTTCTTCTTTAATTAAAGAATCACAAACAAATACTGTTGATAAAATGGTACCTGTCATTTTAAGCAAATATCTGGATACAAAAAAAAGCTTGGCTGTTGATGAGGCTAAAGGAATACAAACAATTGCTTTTCCAAAACAAAATCCACTTGTTGCAATTGATATGTTGAGACAGCGCGCTGTGAGTAAAGAATTTGCTTCATCGTCCTATGTCTTTTTTGAAAACCAAGCTGGCTTTAATTTTAAAACCATAGAAGGTTTAATTAAAGATGGAAAACCAACAATTGGCTCCCGTGTTTTCAACACACAGCAAAATTCTCAAGGTTCAAAAGCAGCTCAGGCAAATTCTTTTAGAACAATAAAGAAGTTTGAAAACATTGCCAAAGGTGACGGTAACAAAAAAGCTTCGATGGGTATCTACAAGGCTGTTACAAAAGTTTTTGACATAAACACAAAAGATCTCGGAAGTGCTAACTTTAGTTTAAAAGAAGTTTTTAATAAACTTGAGAAACCTGGTGCTGGCAAAGTTCAAATACCGAACACTGATCAGTTTATCAAAGATTATGGTGAAGGTGTACCCAGACAATTTTTTAGCTTAAAAGATACTTTGCGTCCTGATAATTTTATGGATACAGCCATAGCAGTTCGAAACTCTTTTAGTGTGCTTTTGAATTCGGATATAACGCGTATTCTTATACATGGCGATTCTGGCTTGAAGGTTGGTGATCTAATCACTTTGGATTTTTCAGACCCCACTGGTACAACTGATAAAAAGACAAACGACACAATGTTATCAGCCAACTATTTGATTATTAGATTGCGTCATATGATAACACCAAGCACAAAAAACAAACACGAGATTTCTTGTGATTGTGTAAAGATGGGAATTTAAAATGACGACAAAAGCTGTTGGCGAAGAAGGGTTTAGATGGTTTATTGGTGTTGTAGAAGACCGTGATGATCCCGAACAACAAGGTCGGGTTCGTGTTCGCATATACAACGTACATGGTGATATTGTGGAGACACCAACAACCACAATACCGTGGGCACTTATTTTAATGCCTGGATATAGCGCCAGTCTAAAACAAGTTGGTGTATCAGCAACTGGTCTTCAACTTGGTTCAACTGTTATTGGCTTCTTCATGGATGGCAACGATACAACAATGCCAGTTGTATTTGGTGTAATGCCTGGTAGAAACGATTTGCCAAAGCTAGCTGCTGGGCAAAATACTATAAACAAAATAGCTGTGGGACCAGAGCCAGGTAGTGCGTTTAATGCCAAGTATCCATATAATAAAGTAACACAGACAGAATCAGGTCATGTAATTGAAATTGACGATACACCAAACTTTGAAAGATTGCATACGTTTCATAGATCAGGAACATATAGCGAGATAGATCACACAGGACAACGTGTCAATAAAATTGTTGGGGATGATTTTGAAATTGTTGAAAAAAACCAGACTGTTTACATTAACGGTAATGTAAATATTAACGTAAAAGGTAGCTATACACTCAATGTCGATGGTCCTGTTGTTATTAACGGATCGACTGTTAATATCAATCAAGGTACAAATGGTGCAGCACGCGTAGGCGACGTCGCTGATACGGGCGACAGTGGTGATGCTGAAGGTACAAACAAAATTGAATCTGGTTCGACTACAGTTTTCATTGGAGGCTAAATGGCCATAGTAATAAAAAGAACACAGGAAACAAGTCTTGCAAAGCAAGTCGAGCACTATTCGGATTTTTTATTGGGGCTGAATATTGATCCCATAAAACGAGACGTACTGAGAAATACGAATGAGGAAGCTGTTAAAGGATCTATACGTAATATTCTTCTGACCAATAGAGGTGACAGACTTTATGATTCAAACTTTGGTAGCGACATAAGAAAGATTTTGTTTGAAAATTTTTCACCGGCTATGGAATCCGTTTTAGCTGATTTAATTCGTACCGCAATTGAAAACCACGAACCAAGAGCAAACATCATAGACATTATAGTCAATAGTGATGTTGATAACCACTACGTCGTCGTCACACTTATTTTTAGTGTAATAAATAAAGAGGAACCTATAACTCTTGAACTCATTCTTAACAGGATTCGGTAAATGGCCAACACTAATATTGACTTAGTTGGTTTAGATTTTAGCAGTCTTAAAAACAATCTAAAATCTTTTCTTAAAAACAACTCACAATTCAAAGATATTGACTACGATGGAGCCAATATCAATGTATTGCTTGATATTCTTGCTTACAACACTTATCTAAATGGCTTCTATACCAACATGGTTGCCAGTGAGATGTTTCTTGATTCGGCTCAGCTAAGAGATAGTGTTGTTTCACATGCCAAAGAGCTTAATTACGTTCCTCGATCTTTTAACTCAGCTCAAGCAAAAATAACTGTTGACATTACTCCCGCATATCCGGTATCATCAGTTGTGGTTCCTCAGTATACCTCCTTTACTTCTAGAGTAGGTTCAAACACCTACAGCTTTGCCACAACAGAAGCATTGGTAATTACGCAAGCAAATAACGGTGTATACTCAATGACAGTTGATGTGTTTGAGGGTTTGCAGGTACCGGAAACGTTTATTGTTAATTCAGCAAATACCAAACAACGTTTTGTTCTATCTAACCCAACAATCGATACATCATCTATTAATATTTTAGTATATGAAGATGGTGGACAAACAATTTTGCCATACGTTCACGCCGAAACCCTTACAGGTATTACAAGTACATCACCAATATACTTTATACAAGCTGCAGAAAACCAACAATATGAATTAATCTTTGGTGATAACGTCTTTGGAAGAACACCCAAGGATGGATCGACTGTTGTTGTTAAATACAGAGCTGCTTCTTGTGAATTGCCAAACGGTGCTTCGGTGTTTGTTGTGGATGGTCCAATTGACGGACATACAAACATTAAAACTACAACTGTGACAGCAGCATCGGGTGGTGCAACCAGCGAATCTATTGAATCTGTTCGTTATAATGCACCTCGTTCTTTCCAAGCCCAGGACAGAGCTGTAACAGTAAGTGACTATGAGACACTTCTTACAAATAAATTTTCCGATATTCAAGCAATCAGCGTGTATGGTGGTGAAGACACAGATCCACCCCAGTTTGGCAAAGTTTTTATTAGTGTTGATGTGTTTAACGCTGATGGAGCTCCCGAATCACGTAAGTCCATATTTAAAAGATACATTCAAGAAAAAACACCCTTGACCATAGGCGTTGTGTTTGTTGATCCTGTGTTTATGTACACAAAAGTTGTTTCAAATGTCTTTTATGACGTTAACAGCACATCCAAATCAACATCCGATATAGCAACGCTTGTGCAGGGCGCTATAAGTTCGTATAGCTCTGTAACACTTGAGAATTTTAAAAAGACACTATACTATAGTGCGTTAACAAAACAAATAGATGCAGCTGATAATAGTATTATTGGCAATGATACAAACGTTACTATAGCAGCTAGATTCGTACCGCAAACAAATGTGAATTATAGTTTTGTAATCGAGACCCACAATGAGCTTGCTTCAGAAACAGGACCTCGAATTGATGTTGCTGAAGTTCATTATGGCCACACACTAACTAGTACAAATTTCACATACAACAATATACAATGTTTGCTTGTTGATGATACTCTTGGAAACGTATATATTGCAGCACAGCAAGGTTCATACATTACTCCTCTTCTTCAAGTGGGGAGCATTGATTATGTGGCAGGAAAGCTTTATGTGACTCACTTTAATATAAGCAGTTATGATGGTAACCACATAACACTATACTTCACACCAAAATCAAAGAACATTCAAGGTTATAAAAATGTTATTATCGCTATTGATCCAAGAGATGTAACAGTAAACGTTACCGGCGTTAAGAAATGAAAGAAATTGAAAGCTTAATTTCCCCTCTTGTTAAAACTCAGTTTCCGGAGTTTTATGTTACGGAAGGCCCGCGTTTTATTGATTTTGTTCAGCAGTATTATGTTTGGATGGAGTCGCAAAATCAAGCCACAAACAGATCTCGTAGTTTGTTTAACTACCGGGACATTGATAAAACTTCATCAGAATTTGTTAGCCATTTTAAAAACAAATTTTTAAACGGATTTCCTTTAACAGCTGTAGCTAACACTCAGTCATTAGTTAAACACTCAACAGATATTTACGGTGTAAAAGGTACAGCGGCTGGCATTGAGCTTGCAATGCGTGGGTTATTTAATGAAGCCGCATCAGTACAATACCCAAGTGAAGATTTGTTTAAAACTTCAGACGGCAACTGGGTTGTTCCTGTCTACCTCGAATTATCCGTGTCAACAAGAACCAAGAGCTTTATTGGTAGACAAATTACAGGCAGTCGTTCTGGTGCAACAGCATTTATGGAGGCACTTGTTAAAAAACGTGTTGCAGGAAAATTTATTGAAGTTGGATATTTGAGTAATGTAATAGGCGATTTCATAACTGGTGAGTTTATTACACCCTCAGATGACACACAGCTCGTTTTGGCGCCATCAGTAATTGGATCAATGACGGAGTTAACCGTAGAGCAAGGTGGTGCTAATTTTGCTGTCGGTGATTTGTTTGAGGTTACATCGGTAAACGGTAAACAAGGTAAAGCACGTGTTACATCTATCAACAATGAAACAGGTAAAGTTAATTTTTTATATGTTGATGCACTTACAAGCGGTGGTTGGGGTTACAGTTTAGAGCATGCAAACGTAATCGTTGCGCAAAAAATGCTTCAAGTGGCAAACGTACAAAATTCAAACACACAAATAACAGGGTTTGCTCAGTTTGAAGATCTGACCCAATTTTTTGCCAATATAGGATACAGCACAGCTCGTCCTGATAATTCAAATTTTACCGTAGGTGCAGTAATAGAAAATTATTATGCCAACGGTGTAGTTGCTGCAAACGCTGTTATCGTAGCCACAGGCACAACAACAAATACATCAGGTTATATTATCGTTGCGCCTTCATCAGGCAATGTGGTAGCTGTTGATACTGTTTTTGCAATTAAAGGCACCGGTACAATTGCAACATTCAATGCAAACACGGGTGTCAATGGTACAACCGAATATATTACAACGTCGTCACCACACACATTTGTAAATAATGATATTGTTATTTATGCTGTCGCAGCTGGTAACACAGCCCTGTCTGCTTTAAGTGATGGTGCAGCTTATTCGTCATTAATGCCAATACAACCGCATTTCAAGTTGCTGATACAAAATCAGGCAGCGCTATCAATTTGACAGCTGGTTTAACACAGACAGGGCATTCATTTAGAAAATCTCTTGGCTCTGGTGTTATTACAGCATATGCTGATAGATCAGCAACAGCAAGAATTATGCAGTCCAATAGTCTTTTTGTTGGTGTTACAAATATATCGAGTAATGGTTTTATTTCAACGCCATATGCAAATATTGTTGGTGCAATCACAAACACTGTAGCAACAATTGCTAACACAAGCACAGGCACTGGCGCAACATTTAAGGTTGGCTTGCTTACGGACACAGAAACAGTTTATTTAACGCCAGATTTTTTAAATAGCAATAACACAGCAAACGTTGTATTTTCAACAATTAATCTTAACGGAAATAATTCCGGTGTTGTTGGCAACAAATACGGATTTGTCAAATTTCCAGGATCAGATGTTAATAGTATCCTTTTAGATTGTCTTCGTTTTGATGCAACAGTTATTGGATCGATAGCATCACTCGTTAGTCGTAACACAGGTTCTGATTATAACGTTGATCCTTTTGTTGTCGTGCTGGATCCATACACATATGGATATCAAAAACACGACTATTTAATGACAATTCAGCCAAATACGGGCTCATTTGTTGTTGGTGAAACCGTGCTTCAGACTTTCAATCAACCGGCAATACAACTTACAGTTAATAATTTTTCCGGAACTGCCGCCAATGGTACATCAACGACGACAGTTGCTGTGAGTGAAAAGGTATATCAATCGTATGCTAACGGTGCGGATCGTGCTGTGGGGTTTGTTGTGGAAGCGGGTATTTCTGCCGGCAGTGGAACAATAAAACTTGCAAACGTTTCGGGAACATTTGTTACTACGTCTAATTCCACAACACAGATGAAATCGCTGAATACAGGAGGAACGGCAAACATTTCTCTTGTTAGTACGACAACACTAGCAACATCAGCTCGTGGTATTGTTAAAGAAATAACAAACGCTTCGTCATTAAAATTAAAAAGAATTAATCTCGAATCAACATATGGTGTTGGTAATACCTTAATTGGCCAGACATCAGGAGCCACAGCAACAATTCTTTCTTTTGATCAAGATTTAACTTTGCCAGCTATTGGTGTAAATGCCAACATTGTTGCAAATGTTCAAACAGCAAACGCAGTTGTTAACGGCTTGAGTGTTTATGATTCAGGATTCGGATATGTCGAAAAAGAAACGGTAACACTTACCAAAACAGGAAGCGATTTCCAAGTAACGGCTATTGTCCAGATTCAAAAACAAGGCCACGGTGCAGGTTTTTACAGCTCAACGCACGGGTTTCTTAGCTCAGATAAAAAGCTACACGACAACGACTACTATCAAGAGTATAGTTATCAAATCAATTCAAAAATACCTTTCGATCGTTATTTTGACGTACTCAAACAAGTTATGCATGTAGCTGGCACAAAGGCATTTGGCAAGGTTGATGCTTTATCGGTTGTTAACACCAACACAACCATTATAAATAGTATAGTTATTTCATAAAAACAATGTCCACTCAATTATTAACCAACTATCTCCGCTTACACAACGTAAAGCAATTTCGTGAATCAATAAGCGAAGTTGCCAACAGCGTGTACTATGTGTTCACAGCTAAACACACATCCTATCCAAATGGGGATTCGGTAATACCTGATATAGTAAATACTGTCGAAAATACATTATATCAACCGTATCGCGAAATGTTGTTTGGTAAGCGTGTACAACCTTCTAATGCTGTTGTTGTTGCTCCAAGATATGATTGGACAACTAATACTGTGTACACTGCTTATAGAAGTAATGTTGATTTAACAGGTAAGCCATATTATGTTACTATTAACAACGGATCGACGTACAGTGTTTTTAAATGTTTAGATAACAACAGCAACGCCGCTTCAGTAGTGCAACCTGATGTAACCAAAACAGCACCTAATGACGAGTATTACAGTACATCCGATGGTTACGTTTGGAAGTATATGTATTCTGTTGATGCAACAACGTTCAATTCGTATGCAACATCCAACTATCTTCCCATCGTGGCCAATACGCAAGTATCAGGCAATGCGGTGTCGGGCGCCATCGATGTCATAACTATTAATTATCCAGGTTCAAACTATAACACCTATCTTAGCAACACATTTATTTCGACAGACTTGCGTGTCGGTGGTTCTAGTGTGACATACAATATTGCTAATAACGCTGTTGCACAATCATCCTTTTATACGGATAGTTTTTTGTATCTAACAAATGGCACTGGCAACGGTCAAGGCCGTAGAATTGTGGGTTACAATATTGTTGGTTCGACAAAAGTTGTTACTCTCGATTCAGCCTTTACAATACCACCAGACATTACAACAACATACGAAATAACACCTGGTGTTACAATTATTGGAAACGGTTCAAATGCAATAGCACGTGCTATTGTTAATACCAACTCAGCTAATTCTATCTCAGCAATTGAAATTATTCAAAGGGGTAGTGGATATACATTTGCATCAGCTACTGTTGTAGGTAATACAGGTGGTGTCTCAAATGCTGCGTCATTGACTCCTATTCTTGGCCCAAAAAATGGTCATGGTTATGATCCTGAATACGAGCTTGGTGGTTCTGGGTTGTGTATTAGTGTTTCGTTTGTAAATAGCGAAACCGGTACAATACCTGTCGTTAATGACTATCGTAAAATTGGATTGTTGAAAGATCCTTTATTTTCCAACGTTGTAATAACAACAAGTGGCGCCACAGGTAATTTTACTGTAGGTGAAAACATTACTCAAGCTAACACTGGCGCGGTTGGTACCGTAGCGGCATGGGACAGTATTAATACATTGCAATTGACAAATGTAAATGGTATTGTTTTGACAGGTAATTCAACAACAAACTACATTGTAGGATCATCATCGGGTGCAAACGCAGCTGTTCTTTCCTATCAAATCAACGGTCAATCGAAAAATTTTAATACTTTTGATCAACGCGAGCGCTATACGTTTGCTGCTTTGAGTGGTGTGTTTACTCCTGACGAAGTTGTGTATCAGACAGACGTACAACTCACAAACGCTTATTTTCATAGCAATACATCATCCAATCTTTATTTAACATCGGTTCAAGGTGCACTAAATACTGGTAATACTTTGATTGGTAGATCTAGTGGTGCAACGGCAAATTTGCTTTTTCATTACCCACCCGATTTAATTCCAGGCTCTGGTGAGGTGCTTTATATTGAGAATGAAAGTGTCATTACACGCTCGGCCAGTCAAACTGAAACAGTTAAAATTATTTTGCAGTTCTAAGAGAAAAACATGCCATTAGAAAAAACACAAAACACAAGTCCTTATTTTGATGACTATGATCAAGCGAAAGAGTACTATAAGGTACTGTTTAAACCAGGCGTGTCTGTTCAAACTCGTGAGCTCAATCAATTGCAAACCATGTTGCAACATCAAGTTGAGCAGTTTGGTGACAACATTTTTAAGTCGGGTACAGTTCTTAGCGGTGTGAATTTTTCATATCTTCCCAACTATTCTTATGTAAAAATTGTTGATGCTCAAACCGATGGTCAACCATCACTACCATCTTCATATGTTGATTACTTTGTAAAGAGCGACCTCAACCTAACAGCACGTGTTATTAATTACGCTGATGGTCTTGAGTCAAAGTCACCCAATCTCAATACTTTGTATTTGCAGTACACCTCGAGTTCTGATGCCGACACAGCTAACTCAAATACTTCTTACACCACCTTTTCGCCTGGTCAAATTCTTACCGTTTTTAGTCCAAACAACCCTTTGTTTCATGTAACTATAAACAATGGTGGTTTAGGCTTCGCTAATTCAGACACTGTAGCGATTACAAGTTCGATTATTGTTTCAGGTAATACCGTTGCCTTTTCAAATGGCGAAACACTAACTTCTTCGGCTCCAGGTAATCCTAAAGTCACCGTTGCTTCGATTAATACGACTGCTATCGCCAACACTGTTGTCCTTGGTGTTAAACCCAGAGCGACTGACCTTACAAACAACGCTGTTAATTCAACATCGTGGTCCATTCTTGCTGGCTACAATCTAGTTGGTGGTACAAGCGGCGCAACAGCTAATCTCGTGTCGTTCATTGGTAGCGGTGCAACTGGTCTAATTACAACAGATTCACAAGGTATTATTCAAAACCTTGTTTTAACAAATGCTGGTCAAGACTATACAATCTTGCCAAACATCTCCGTTAAAACAAGCAATACGACAGCTACAGTCAGCTCGTTAAATCTTGCACCACAAAATTATAAGACAAAAATCACTGTTGCCAATGCAGCTGTTAATGCAGTTGGTACTGGTTATGCTTTTGGTGTGACGGGTGGTGTAATTTATCAAAAAGGTTTTTTCCTTAAAGTTGATCCACAAGTTATTATTGTAAGCAAATATGACACATCGCCTACAGGTGTTGCTGTTGGTTTTCAAACAGATGAAACCATCATAACAGCTTTTGCTGATGAGACGTTGTACGATAACGCATCCAATACAACAAACTTTGCTGCACCAGGCGCCGATCGCTTGAAATTAACTCCCACTCTTGTTTTGCAAGATGTAGCTTATGTTGGATCTAATACACAATTCCTTTCGCTTGCTGAATGGAAAGATGGTCAGCCTTTTAGAGAAAATAAAACCACTGTTTATTCAAACATTGGTGATGAGATGGCGCGCCGCACAAGAGAAGCTCAAGGCAATTTTGTTATGAATCCGTTTGAGGTTAGCTCGAAAGAAAATTCGACAGCTAATACAACATATGTTCAGGCAATTGTTGATCCTGGCGCTGGTTATATCAATGGCTACCGCGTCGCTTCTGATTATAACACATATCTTGATGTACCAAGAGCTACCACAAAGCAGACGCAAGTAAACAGATCTCTCACAGTCAACTATGGCAACTATGTTATTGTAAATGAGCTAGCTGGTAATTTTAATTTTAAAGCTGGCGCAACTGTGACCCTGTATGATACAGCACGAAACTACGTATCAACAGCATCAACATTGGCAGCAGTTACACCAGCTGGTAATGCTATTGGTACGGCTCGCATGCGCTCTTTGGTTCTCAATAATGGTAACCCTGGTACACGCGATTGTACATATAGATTATATCTGTTTGATATTCAAATGAATGCTGGATATTCGTTTAGAAGTGTTCTAAGCGTTTATGATAGCTCGTCACCAGGTGGTGTTGCTGATACAGTATTGCAAAAAGATCCAACAACAGGTACAAACATTGCAGTATTAAATGATGTTATAAAAGATCAAATGTTATTTTCTCTTGGCCAAGCTGCTGTCAGTACTGTTACCAATATTTCTTACCAATACAGAACGACATCAGGTACGACACTGCAACTAACAACAAGTGGTCAACTGGCTATTGGACCGTTAGGTACGGGATTGACTTTCCCATATAGCGACGGCACTGTTTCGGCAATTGCTGAGCGCGATTTTATTGTAGTGCCAATTGCCAACACACAAGCAGCAGTAAATGCAACGGGAACAGTTTCACTTACATCTACGAGCAACGTCGTAACAGGAACAGCTACAACGTTTACGGTAGACTTCAAAGTTGGTGACTTTATCAGAGTCAACAACACTCAGACACCTACAAACTATGTTGTTGGGCAAATTACACAAATTACAAACAACACTTCGATGGGTTTAAGTGCAGTTGCTGGTCGTAACATTAATAGCAATACAGCTGTTGTTTTTTACCCTGCAATGTATCCAATTGCTTTGGAGACGCGTACAGATCGCACACTAACAATTTCGGGATCTGGTAAGACAGCAACAATTAATCTTACAAAGACGCTTGCGAGCACTGTTAATGCAATCGCCACCTACAGTATACAGAGAACAAATGCAACACCTGTAACAAAAACAATTAATCGCGATTTGTTTGTTAAAATTTATACCGGCAACAATGCAGCTGATTCGCGCGGTCCTTGGTATCTTGGCGTTCCAGGAACAGCTAGATTGAAGAAAGTTTATCACGGTGATGCAACAACTGTTAATACCAACAGTACAGACATTACGAAGTATTTTTATATCGATGTTGGTGACGATGAAAATGCATATCGTAGCAGTCGTTTGGTTCTTTCAAATAAGGACGGTGCTGGATTGGCTGGCAATCAATATTTGTTAGTGCAATTTGATGCATTCACAACTGGTGGTGCTGAAGGCTTCTTTACTGTTGATTCACATAGCATTAACGATACAGCAAATTTGGCTAGCTCGGCTGCGACAATTAATACTCTTGAAATACCAGAAACTGTAACCAAAAAGGGTGCATATTATGACTTACGTGATGCTATTGATTTTAGACCATACTCAACAAACACATCAGTTTTATCAACAACGGTAGCTGGTGCATCAATTAATCCTTCTGGTACATTTGCGCTGAGTGGTGATGATCAATTCTTCCCAACACCCGATTCTGTTGTTAATTATGATGTGACCTACTACCTGCCTCGTAAAGATGCAGTAACTGTTGATATTAATTCAGATTTTAACTATGTGACAGGTACACCCAGTTTAGAGCCAAAAACACCTTCCATTTCTAGTAGTGTACTTGCTTTGGGATCAATGCTCGTACCTCCTTATCCAAGTCTGCCATATGGTCTTAACACTCAAACAATGAGTTTTGCCTCGAAACAGACTGGTAATGATCGTGGTATAGTTGCAACCCGTGTTAAAAGATACAAGATGTCAGCATCTTATGGTACATATGGAAGCATACAGCCACGTCGATACACAATGTCCGATATTGGCAAAATTGAGCGTCGATTGCAGGATATTGAATATGCTGTATCTCTCAATTTACTCGAGCAAAACATAACTAAACAATCAATTGCTAGTGGAGTAACACCTTCTGTCAACCGTTTTAAAAATGCTTTTTTTGTTGAGCCTTTTGGTGATTTTTCACGAGCAGCAACGACAAACAGAGAATTTGCGTGTTCCATAGATGTGCCATTAAGTTTAATGAAACCCCTAACACAAACACTCAATCTTGCGTGTAAATTCGATACAACAGACGCAACAACGGCTGCTTGTATTGTAGGAGACGCGTTGATGCTTCCGTATACAGAAGAAGTATTTGTTGATCAAAGCATTAAAAGCGATGTTGTTGGTGTTGACGGACATGCCATTCAATTTGTCGGAAATATTTCTGTCAATCCTTCATCATTCTCCTTACTTGCCCAAGTTACAATAATTCCAGATCCTCCTATTGTTGTTACGAGTGTGCCAGGTGTTTCGCTGTACATACCAACAGGTGCATCGGGCTCTCACTCTGATCCAAGACCATCATTAGATTATTACCGACGAGATTATATTGAGCGGGATTTTGATACTCCGTATACAGATACCAGATTTCCAGAACGGGATTTTGATACTCCGGAAACAGATACTCGCACGGAAAGTACAAAGGAAGACAGTCCAACGACAACAGCTGGAACCAGCAGTATAGGGTAAATATTTAATATAAAACGGAATAACACATGGCTAGCAAAAATATAAAATACATAACAAGAGATCAGGTGTTTCGTGTGACCTTGAGTGGTTTAATGCCACTTACAACACACTATGTGTATTATGAAAATAATCTTGTTCAGGGATCCAACATTAAACCTTTAGGTGGTAGTCTTGGCGATCCGATTAAAACAGATGCGAGCGGTCAAGCAACTTTTGATTACTACAATAACGGCGGTGTTGTTCTCGACACGACACCTTTTGATCAAGCTCAATCTTTAGCGACCAAATTAGCAAGTCCCAAACAAATAACTGTTGCAAATAAAAGCAGCGCAACATTAGCAGCTGATTATCAAACTACATACCTATCTTATGCCTCGACAACTATTTTTGTTGAAACCATAACATCGTATGCTTAAAAAAGAATATACACCAAAGGAAAATACATGAGCGGGTATGATTTAGCACAGACTTTTTTTATTGATCCAGATGCTGCTCAGCAAGCACCTTCTGTGCACATAACAAGCATTGATTTATTTTTTAACAGCAAACCTGTTCAAGGTAAGACAGCGTCCGGTATTAAGTCGCCAGGTGTGACGGTTTATTTTGGTAGTACATTAGCAGATGGTTCGCCTGATTTAACAAAAGTGATATACAACGTTGTCGCTCGTGTTGAATATGCAAATATTAA